TGCTCTGGGGCTGGAGTGGCGAGGTTTTCAATACGGTCACGCCACTCTTTCTCCGCTTGCTGCGACCTCTGTAGCTGATCCTGAAGATCCTGATCCCGTTTCGTCTCCCCTGCCCGGAGTTCGGAAAAAGCTTTGTAGGCAGGCTCGTAATATTGCCGATGTGACTCAGGGATGTCTTCGATCTTCGTCCGTCGAATGTCTACCTTCGACGGGTCAAACGCCTGTGGCGCAGGGGAACCGGAGTCATCAGTGGAAGGCGATTCAGACGGAGCATCGGGGGTAAACAGGTCTGCGGCTAACACATCAGGCTGTTCGTCCGATGGGGTCTGTTCGGGAGTTTCGCTGGTGTCTGCGGAGCCTAAACCAACCTCTTCTGGCATTATTTCCTCCTCGCAAATCGTGCTGCGATTTCGTGTTGTTTGCTCTGGTCACCTCGTTCCAGCGCGACCACCTCCTCTTTGGTCAACTCTATAGCCTCGTCATATGTCTTCGTTTGTGGGTCCTCTGTCTGGTCACGCCATGAGCGCGAACCCCCTACAGGGTCAGCGGCCTCACTCACATCATACTGCCTGAGCAGCTGCTGCTTGTGGGCGTACGACTCCACTACGCACCCAAATCCGTAGTGATATTTCCCGTACATGCTATTCTCACCGTGGGCCGCTTGCCCATTCCAATGATCGTTGAAGTTGAACCCCCCGTAATACCGAGACATATTGCCCCCACAGGAACAGTCGAGGCTGTCAGGGAGCGCGTTTGGCGCGTGGAACACATCATACTCCATCGCACCGCAGGTTTCGCATCGGTAGTCGTGTCTAGGCATTTACGTCCTCCATTTTTTCCAGCAACGCTTCTTCTGTCCCAAACCGTTTCGCGAAGGCTTTGCGCCCTGCGTGGACGGCTGTGCCGTGGCCTCCGTGGCGATGATGATCCGGGCAGAGTGGCAGCACCGGAGCCTCTGTCCGTGAAGATCCGCAGTGCCTGACGTGATGTATCTCCGCTGGCCTGCCACAGATGACACATCCCGACTCGGCTATCTGCCTAAGTCTGTCCGGTGTTAGAGGCATCACGCGTCCCCGTCTGTATGCTCTGAGCGATCTTCTGTGCGTTTGACGCTACCTGTTCCTGTAGCCCTGCCGGACCTTCCGTTCTGGGAGATGGTGCGCCTATCGCCCCACCAGCCTGCTGGAGCATCTGCATATGCGCCTGTATATGCTGCTGCATCGCCTGATATACCTGCTCGGCAATCTGCCCCTGCTGGACGGCTTGCTGCATCTGCTGTAGCTGCGCCTGATGCTGTTGTAGGTGGGTGTTGTGGTCCTGCCCGTCTATAGGCGGTGGTATCTGCCCCGTCGAGAAGAGGACTTGCCCCTCTAGCTGCGCTGCGGTAGAGGCATCGGTATTGATATCGTCTTTAAGCAGCTGCTCCGGGTCAATTTTGCGGAACGATTTGATCATCATTTTTAATGCCTCGCCCCGGTCAACCTCTGGCAGCTGTATCACCCTGTCAAATAGCCCCAGCGTATCGTCACGCTCCAGCTGCTCTATTAGTGGCAACATTGAGCCAGCCTCTATCTCGACGCGCCTGCGTCCCTGTAGCCAGAAATTCTCCAGTGCCGCCAACCGTGCAGGCTCCCCGTCTGCGGCCACGTTGAGTTGGTAGCTATTCGGGGTGTATCGCTGGTCCGACATAATCGACAGCGCGTTGTTGACGATCCATTTGTATGTGTCTACCACCGCCACTTGCATCCACTCCCGGTTAAGCTGGGCCTCGGATGCTGTGATCGATGCCTCCGTTGCCGTGTTGGAGTTCCGTGCCTCCACTGACAGGATCTGGGCCTCGTAGGCAAGCGCATCGCGCTCTATCTGTATCTGCTCATGCGGTGGCGAACCCCACGACATCTCACGCATAGCCGTATTCGGGTCTTGCACCCAGAGGACAGCCCCGTCACTCAGTGTAGACAGGTCATCGGGAAGGTTGGCGTTGGATACTTGCTCCGCTTTGTTGCCCAGCGTGATCCGGGCGTGTTTCTTGAGGAGGTCTACCCTACGGCTGACGCTCTCCACCACCAGCTGCTGGGGGTCGTTGACGTACTGCATGATAGGGGTGCCGTAAAATTTGTCACATATGTCGTAGCTGAGACTATGATACGGAAATCCTGTCGTTGTCAGCCAGCCTTCAGGCGCACCGAACTCTCCCGTCATTAGCTGCTGGGATGGATTGAATCTGTCGGGCTGTGTGATCGCCTGACGCTTCAAGAACGGATGCTCTATATCCTCGACTGGGTCCTCAATGTCGTTCGCGAAAACATATCTGCGCTTTTTGACTCTGTCGTGTATCTCATACAGCAGCACTACCTTCTGCAAGCGTTTGGCTTCCTTGACGGCATCCTCCTCCTCGGAGGTGTCAGGCATCCCGTTTTCGAAATCCATCAGAATGTCATCCATCCCGGTGTCGGTGCCTTTGTCATCAAGGGACACGAACTGCCGCTTGTGGTTGGCAAAGCGTGGGTCATTTCTCGCGAAGTCGAGCGGCACCAGCATCTTCTCAATTACGTAGAGGGCCGAGGAGAAATCATTGGGAGGGACAAGGGGGTCAACGTAGACATTGAACGGGGAGATGCGCTTGACGAAGGTAAAATCCTCCTGCAAGGCATCGTTGAAGACGTACGGGGCTTGCGCCTCTGTCGTGTTCGCGGTGTTATATCCGATTTTCAAAAAGCCGCGGAAGCAAAATAAGGCATCGAATAACAGTTGATGTATCTCGCGCTTCGCTTCCATCGTATCGATGGCCTCATTCGCAAACCGCTCCAGTATATCGGACCCATCCTCAAACGGCTCGTCCTCCACCTGCAGGAATACGCGCGGATAGTTGAACGCGATAGACGCAATCAGCTTGCGTACCAACGGAAAGAATCTGGAAATCTTGACAACGAACTCGTCAGCCAGCCCCGGCACCTCAAGGTCGAGGTTGTACCGTTCTATCAGCCGTCTCCAGCTGTCGTGCTTTGGCCGATAGAATTTCTCGCAGTTCTTAATCGTGTCGCGCCAATATTTTGAATCTTCTTTTTTCATTAGTACCCCGTAGTGCGTTTTATCGGCACTTATGGCATCCTGCCCTGTCTCAAATGACTCTGCCGCCACGCCTTAGAAACCCTCTGCGCCCCGGCTATCATATCGTAGACTTTGTCCCGTTGCTTACGAGGCAACGCTTTGAGGCTCTGCTCAAAGGTTTCTCTCGCTGCCTTCAGTTTTCGCTCGTAGCTGCGCTCCTGTTGTGCTGTCATCCGTATCGTCCTCCATGTCCATTAGTCTGCGTCCGCAATGCATCCATTACAGCTGCCCCCGAATTGTATTGGCGCGATGGCTCCAGCTCCGGAAGGAATGCGCCATAGATCTTGTCAACACCCAGCCCAATTATTGACAGCACGTCCACCTGATCGTCTACGGTCGTGAAGGGAAACCGCTTCATCTCCAGCAGCAGATCGTCGGCCCACGGGACCCCTTCGGGGATATGAAGCATCCCCATCTGCACTCTACCCTGCATCGACCTTGCCCTTGCCGCTTTGTTCCGGTCTGCCGGGATGCCGTCACGTTTGACATATGTGCGCCTCTCGCGCATTCGCTTCGTCAGGAATGGCTCGACTGACCTGTGTATCACGCCCTTCTCTTCGAACCATGTCGCTGGCTGATGCAGCGCGAGCAGGTCGCAGGCCGACTCCACCCAGACATCTGAGCGTGTCCTACCTCGCCACCAGTCCAGCACCCAGATATGTTCATCCGGGTCGATCCCGAACACTCCGTGGACGGTCCAGTCCCCACCATCTTCTGTCACGGCATAGTCCGATGCCATATACCGCGTCAGGTATGGGGGGGGTTGATCGTACCTCTGCACCTCGTCCATGTCAAAATACGCATCCTCATTCGGCACCGGATCTTGTAACATCTGGCAGGAAAACAGGTACGGACCCATTTTCCGCTTCTCAGTCAGGTATGCCTCGGACATCAAGACGGGGTTGCCTTCTGCCTGCCCGTTGTCTGTTGCCGCGTGGATGCGTGGCTCTGCAACCCTGTCCTCCAGCATAGTGTAGTACGTATCGTCGGAGTCGTAGCGTGTGCCGATGTACCTCTTTACGCCACCCTCC